TAGGAAGTACTTAATTGTACTTCCTATTTTTATATGGAGATTTTTCATGGAAAGAAAAATTGTTGCTATTAATGGAACTATTGGTTCAGGTAAAGATACCTTTTCTAAAATGTTTATAGAGAATGGTTATCATCGTGTTTCTTTTGCAGAATCCCTCAAAGATGCAGTAAGTGCGATATTTGGTTGGGATCGTGAAATGTTGGAAGGTAATACAGAAGAATCAAGAAAAATTCGTGAAACGGTTGATGAGTACTGGTCATCTGTACTTGGTAGAGAAGTTACTCCACGATGGATTCTTCAGAATTTCGGTACTGATGTATTACGTAAACATTTTCATGATAATATTTGGGTATTCAGTTTGCAGAAACGTATTATGAATACTAACAGCGATAAGATCATTATTACTGATTGTCGTTTTCCCAATGAGCTTGAAATGATACGCTCTAATAATGGGATTGTTATTGAAATACAACGTATTGTACCTTACTGGTATGATTTTTGTGTAGGTTATAATAAAGAATTACAGGAACAGCTTAAAGCTAATCCTAATTATCAAGTACAACAATCTCCTTCTGATCTCTTTGGTATTCATTCATCTGAATATGCGTGGATAGGTTTGAACAATCCTGACTACGTAATACAGAATGATGGTACAAAAGACGACCTTGAACGAAAGGCATTAGCTATTATTGCTAAACTTTAGTCGTTTTCCATACGAACCTTTAATCCTCCAATAAATAAGATTATACGAATATTCGATATACTTTTAACCCAAAATTTTGGAGGATTAAATGGCTGATTTACAATCTCCAGGTGTAAGTGTAACAGTTACCGACGACACTATTAGTGCGGCTTCAAGTAACGGTACTGTACCTCTATTTTTTATCGCAACTGCTCAAGATAAGTTAATTCCAAACAGTACTACAGTTGCAAGTGGTACAACTGCTGCAAAAGCTGGTAAATTACAATTAGTTACATCACAAAAAAATGTTTTAGAAACATTCGGTTCACCTATATTCCAGAAGAGTTCAGGTTCTGTAATTCAAGGTGATGAATTGAATGAATATGGTCTTCATGCATTATACAGTTATATGGGCCTTGCAAACCGTGCCTATGTTCTACGTGCTGATATTGACCTTGCACAACTACAACCTACTGGTGTTGAACCTACTGGCCCTGTTACTAACGGTACACTATGGTTAGATACATCAGCAAGTCAGGTAGAAGCATATGTTGCTAAAGTTGCTAATCCAACTTCTTTCTACGACTGGCAGTTAACTCCAGTGACTATTGTTAGTTCTGAACAACTATCAGGTATTAATACTTCTGGTTTTAACCTAAATGATCTGGTAATCCGTCACGTACCAAGTACCGGACAGATGTTAGTTTATATGTACACTGCTAACGGTTTAGCACAACAAGATACTGTACTATCTCCAATCAATAAAGTACCTACTGCTGGTAAAGTTTGGATTCGTAGTGGTTTCACTCAAAGTGGTACACAGTACTTTGGTACTCGTTTTGTTGTTAAACGCTATCGTTCATTAACTAATGTATGGGGTTCTGTACCTGCTTTCACTGGTAACTCTTACCAAGAAGTTGAAGCACAAAGTGGTAAATTAGACAACTCTTACATTGCAGTTATTTTTGATGAAGATAGTAATAGTTTCAGTATGTTTATTAATAGTGAAGCAAATGCAACTATTTCTGCTGCTGCAACAACTCTTACTGGTACTGCAAGTGCTGTTGGTTTCCTAACCTTCAAATACCTAAACAAATCAGTTAAGGTACAAGTACTAAATGTCGGTGATGATGTAAGTGGTACTACTATTGTTTCTAAACTTGGCTTAAGTGCTGATTTAGTTAATGATGGTTTCTCATTCGTGGGTGGTACAACTCTAACAATTACTAACAAGAAAGGTTATAGTTTTGTTGTTCAACAAAGTGGTCAAGCATCATTCAGTACTGCTGAACTCGACCAACTTGCAACTGATGGTGTACAGAACTATGCAATGCTAAGTTCAACGAACCTATCAGTAAATGCAAACGAACCTAAGAGTGTTGCATCTGAAGGTACTTTATGGTTTAACTTCAGTAATGAAAATTCAGTAACTGTTACTCTTTATACTGCTGATGTTAGTACTGACACTTGGACTGTTGTTCAGGATTCTAATAAGTACATCCAGTTAGATGAACCTAACGCTGACCGTCAATTTTGGGTTAAACCATTATCTCAAGGTGGCGATGGTTATGTGTTCTATAAGAACATTAACGGTTCTTGGACTGAACTTGATACAACTGATCAAAGTACACTAAACGGCGTACTATTTGAAGATTTCGGTGCGGGTGTACCTGCTGCTGAACTATATCAAAATGGTATGTTAGCTGTTGATATGGGTGCTACTGAAGGTGTTGTACTAAAAATGGTTAGTGGTAAGTGGCAGGTAATTAGTGGTTCTGCTCTTGATGGTTCTGGTTTATTTGGTCGTGCTGCACAGCGTCAAATTATCGTTGAATCGCTTGCAAGTGCTGTTGTTTCTAACGAAGATATTCGTTCTGAAACAATTGAATATAACTTAATCAGTGCTCCAGGTTATGTTGAACTACTTGATGAATTAGTAACACTTAATACTGATCGTAAAGAAACTGCTTTCATCGTTACTGATGTACCAGCACGTTTATCACCAACTGCAATGGCTATTCAGCAATGGGCGACCAATGCTAATAATGCTCCAAGTAATGGTGAAGTTGGTCGTACTACTGCTTATGCTTATGCTGCACAGTACGGTGGATGGTGCTTAAGTACTAACGTTGATGGCGAAGAAGTTGCTGTACCTGGTAGTACTATTGCAATGAGAACTTATGCATATAGTGATAGTGTAAGTTATGTTTGGTTCCCACCTGCTGGTACTCAACGTGGCGTAGTAAGTAATGCTGCTTCTGTAGGTTATATCAATGACGAAGGTGAATATGCTCCAGTAGTATATAATCAGGGTCAACGTGATACAATGTACACTAACAACATTAACCCAATCGCAATGCGTCCTAACCGTGGATTACTTGTGTTCGGTGACAAAACTCTATCACCAAATGCTACTTCCGCTTTAAGTCGTGTTAACGTTGCTCGTTTAATTGTTTATATCCGTAAACAACTTGAACTACTTGCTGAACCATTCCTATTCAGATTGAATACTGCAAGTACTCGTCAGGCATTTACAGCAGTTGTTAATAGTTTCCTATCAGAAATTCTACAACTTGAAGGTCTTCAAGACTTCTTAGTAGTATGTGATGAAAGTAACAACACTACTGAACGTGTTAATCGTAACGAACTATGGATGGACGTTGCTCTTGTTCCTACAAGAAGTATCAACTTCATTTACATTCCGATTCGTATCGAGACTGATTCAAGCAAGTTATCTCAGTAAAATTAAGAAGTACTCGAAAGAGTACTTCTTTTTTTGTAACTATCAAATTCTACATTCCCTAAATAAATAAGTAAAAGAATTATTCTTAATTAGGAGAATGACAATGAGTAATAGTTTAGACAAATTTGGAGTTCCAATTCCAGGTGGCGGTCGTTCACCAATGAAACAACCGAAACCAAAATATCGTTTCCGTATTATGTTGTTTGCATTCGGTACACCGGATGATGGTACTATGGTAACAATTGATACAAGTACTGTAGCTTCACCTAATCAAAGTTGGGCGAAAACTGAAGTACATAGTTATAACAGTGTAAGTAACTTTAAAGGTAAGTATACTTGGGAAGAAATCGAAGTTACATTCCGTGACTCCGTTGGTTCTCAACCAATGAAAGCATTATATAACCAGATGCGTAGAGAGTTTAACCCGTATAGTCAAGAATCTCGTACTGCTGCAAGTCAATATAAATTTGAAATGTGGATTCAGTCTTTAGATGGTTCAAACAGTGAGAATCTTGAAAATCTATATGAAGGTACTTTACATACTTGGATATGTCAAGGTTGCTTCATTGTAAGTACTAACTTTGGTGATTGGGATTATGCAAGTTCTGATTCACAGATTATCACTTTCTCTGTTCAACCTGACAACTGTGTTCTTGTTGATGAAAATGGTAAGCCTATGGGTGATGAAGTATCCGGTAACGGTACTCCTGAAAATGCTGTTGGTATGACTTCAAGCCAGCACAACATTCCTTCTGATACACTATCAGATAACAACTTCTTCCGTGGTCGTTAATGCAACATTAATGGCGTCAAACAAAGCCCTGAACCTTCAGGGCTTTTCTTTTTGCTAAATAATAATATATGTTTAAAACATAAGGATATTATTATGACAGCATCAATTTTAGACAAGTTCGGTGTACCTTTACCAAGTGGTAGAAACCGTACTATGAGTCAACCAAAAATAAAACATAAGTTCAGAGTGGTTGTTTTTAATTTCGGTATTGATATTGATGAGAAAGATTACATGGCAATGAACGTCGATGAAGTAGATCGACCAAGTGTTGAATTTGAAACTTTCCAATTACAGTACTTCAGTGGTAATACAAGTTATATTGGAAAACATAACTGGAAACCAATTACCCTTGTTATTCGTGACTCAGTTGATAACTTAGCTGCTAAAGGAATTACCAGACAATTACAGAAACAATTAGATTTCCATAGAAGAATTTCGGATCGTTCACAACAACAAACAGCTTCTTATAAATTTAAAATGCTTATTGAAACTACTGGTGGTGCAAATCCCGATGATACACTGACAAATCTAATTCGTGATACCGCAGTAGATTCAGGTACAGCAATAACTAATAATCAAGGACTTGTTGGAGCAATTGACGATTTTGTTGGCGGTAAAGGATATAACGCAATTAGTAGTTTAGATCGTTGGGTTTGTTATGGATGTATTATTCAGGATATTACATGGGATACACTTAACTACGGTTCTTCTGATTATATTACTATCAAACTAACTATTAAGCCTGATAATTGTGTTCAGTACGATATGATTGAGGAAATGTTTTCTAACCGTATTAGTTCTCTATTACCCGATAAAGTTGATAATGCTTTAGATATAGTTGATAAAATTTTTGGTAATATTGGATTATAAGGAGATAATTAATGAGTGATTTTGTAAATGATTTCGTAAGTTCAGGTACTGATATTGTAAGTAAAGTACTTGATGGAGTTACGGTAGTTAAAGATCCAAACAACCAGCAATATAATGCAGCACAACAAATATTCGGCACAGCCGGAGAAGGTGGGTTTGACTCATATAATCTTCCTAAGATGAAATTCAGCTTTGTTGTTGAGTTTATTCTATCAGAACAGGCTAAATATTTTATTCAAAACGTACTGTCAGATACCCATTCAGCTTTTACCGTACTCAATTGTTCTTATTTCATTAAAGATGTAAAACTACCAAGTGCTTCTTTTACTATTGATGAAAAGAATCAGTACAATAAAACTCGCTATCAGACAGGCCGTGTAAAATATAAACCAAGTACAATAACATTTTATGACACCGTGGATAGTAGTGCTGTTCTTTTGATGGATGCTTATAAAAAATTCTATTATGGTGATTTTTTTGATAAGAGTGGAACATCGTTTGTGAATGACACATTGAGTTCACCAACACAGTTTGAAAATATATCATCAAATTGGGGTCGTTCTGTACTTAATAATGGTCAGTATGATAACCAGTACTTCTTTAAAGCAGTCAATATATATGAAGTAGATAGTCAAAATTATACAGTTCATAATATGTATAATGCTTTTATTGAAGATATTGAAACGGAAACCAAGTCACATGAAAGTCAGGGTGAACCGTCATTATTAAGTATGACATTGAAATATGAAGGTATGGGACATAACGCAGCCATCGGCCCTGCTATGGGTTCATCAAGTGTAGAGATAGGTAATTTACTAACAAGTACTGCACTATTCGGTAAATCTGGATTCTTCAAGTTCTTTGGGGAGTTGGATGATAAGAGTGTTAATGCACTTACCGTCAGTGATGTTATTAAAGCAGGTACGAGCGTATATGATATTGTTAAATCAGTAGAAGATATTTTAAAAGGTGATTTAAATCCCGATACTGTTCGTAATATTGGCAATGCGGTTGTTCGTGGTGCAAATGCTATTGGCTTGGGTGATGTTGTTAGTGATGCCAGTTCCAAATTGGGATTAGGTAATATATTGGGAGATTTCTAATGCAATCATTTAATCCAGCAAAAATAGGCAATAGCAGACAAGCACAGGGTGTTTATAACATACAGAACAGAGAAAAGTATATCGGGAATAATCCCCCGATATACAGAAGTTCATGGGAAAAAGATTTCATGATAACATGTGATATGAATCCTGCGATTTTCGAATGGGCAGTTGAACCTTTTCCTATTCAGTATGTTTGTCCATTTGATAGAGTAGTTAAAAATTACTGGCCTGACTTTATTATTAAATATGTACAAGCTGATGGTACTATTA